CCTGTTCGGGACGAGCGCCCGCGACGCTACCGCGTGACCGATGGCAAATGACAGCGCGCTATACATCCGCCGCGCGCTCGTTACGGCCTTGCGAGGCGCCGGGCTTGCCTCGGGCCGCGTGTACGGGCCGGGCGTTCCCGCTAACCCCGTCTGGCCGTTCGTCGTGGTCGGCAACAGCGATACCGCCCCGCTTCGAGCGCAATGCCTGGATGGCGCGACGTTCGACGTTATCGTTCACACCTTCGCCAAGGGCGCCGATGAGGCCGGATGCGCCGAACTCAACCGCGCCGTTGCAAGCCTGCTCGACGGCAAAGGCCGCGCGCTCGATGCGCCGTTCCCCGCTCGCATCCGCCGCATGGTGTGGCTGCGCTCGCAAATCATCCGCGACACCGACGAAGCCTCGGCGTGGCATGGCCTCGTTACGTTTCAAGGTTCCGTCTCTAGCTAATAAGGAGCATTTCCATGGCCGTGCCTAGTGTAATTGAGGGCCGCTTTGTTATCTTTGAACTGGGTAACGGCGGCACACCCGAAGTGTTCACGCCGATTTGCGGCATGTTCGTCAACTCATACAATACGACGACCCAGACGACCGATCGCTTCCTTCGCGACTGCGATAGCCCGACTCTTTTGCCGAACCGCCGACCGATCGCGACGGGCGTGCAGGAAGACCTCACGCTCAGCGGTTACTTCACCTTGGAGAACCGCGCGCTGGTCGAGTCGCTGCGTGGCGGCGCAATCCGCAACGTTCGCCTGATCGTCTACGAAGACGATGGCGTGACCGAAGCGGGCTATTACAGCGGCCAGTTCATGTTCACCGCTGTCAACATCGGCGCGCCCGAGAATGATCTCGCCACGCTGGAACTGGTGCTCGCATCGACCGGGTCGCTCATGGTCTGGACCGATGTTGCGCCCCCGACGCTGATCGACCTGACCGTTACGACCGATACCGCTACCGAGAACGTGCTCTGGACCTCGGCCATCGTCGGCAAGACGCCGGGCAGCACGGTCACCGCCGCGAGCAGCGACTCGACTTCGCTGGTTGTGGCTCCGGATGGCCTCTCGGTTAGCGGCACGTTCGCCACGACGGGAAGCAAGACCATCACGTTTACCGAAACGCATCCTTACGCGGTCGGCTCGCCCAAGACGTCGACCGACACGGTCACCGTCTCCTAGCGAGCATGGCGAGGATCGCATCGCGCAGCCGTTCGGACCCGCGCTGTGCTTTCCTCGCCCACTCGGCTTCCTCCGTGCTCCGTTGCGGCTCGATATCGCGGAACCGTTGCGGCGGCGCTTCCACGCTGGCGCGCAGGGCGTGAACGCGTGAGGGGGTCCATGCGCGCGTATCATATTTCTGATTGACATGGATCGCTACGGCCGAGTCATCTTTGATGTAAGAGACGAGGTGGAGCGCGTAGGTCGCTTCGCTTAGGTTGTCGGTTGTCATGCCGCGCGCATCGCATCGACCACACGGGCCATCAGAATTGTGTCGTCCGCGTCGCCCGAGAGGAAATCACTGGTCGGTCTATCGCACCAGTATTTAGCGTCGTCCGGTCCGGTAACGAAGGCGTAGCAAGCGGCGCGCGCAGCAAGGGTTATTTCGTCCTCGGTCGGCGGCGGAAGCGGTGCGGAGCGTATCGCCTGTATGACCGCGCCCATCTGTGGCCCTCCGTCACATTCGCCGCGCAAATACATCGCCGGGTTGCCGAAGTGACGCCCGCATATCTCCCGCGCGCGCTTCACAATCGGGTCGACCGGCAAGAGTGCTTGCGCCGCTTCGATGTCGCCAGCGCGAACGGCGGCTATGAGAGCTTCGGTATCTACGGTCACAGCATCGACTCCTTCCAGTGGCGTTCCATAACGTCGAGCAGCCGACCGAGCGCAACGAATTTGCCGCCTTCGCCAGTCGTGGCGACCCGAGCGCCGTTTGGAAAATAGCCGACCGGATAATAAACGGTCACACTGTGCGGGGTTTCTTCCATCTTCGCGCGCATGCAATGTGCTTCGACCTGCTCGCGTCGCTCGGCGACTTGTGCGGTCCGTTCGGCTATCACGCTCATCATTCATCTCCTTCACCCCGTTGGTAGCCTCGACTTGACAAGCGCGTCAAGCGATTTATACCGCTTCTCATGAAAGACCAACGAAACGTAAAACGTAGCTTCACGGCCCGATACCGGCAGGTATTTAAAAAGGCCGCGGGTATTGCCGCCATGATCGATGGCAAAACGCCTGAGGAGTTTAACGATGGCGACATGGTTGATTTGCGCGACGCCGGCAACGATCTGCTTCAGTGCATTCACGAGGTGAACGCCTATCGTAACGTGTTGAAGGGCTAAGCCTATGACCACCCTCACATCCCCCATCCCGATCGGCGACCAGCAATATAACGCCCGCCTCACCGTGCCGCAGATAGCCGAACTGGAGCGCAAGCTGGATTGCCCGGCGGGCGCCATACTCGGTCGGCTGCTTACTGGTTGCTACATCGGGCCGGATGGCAGCATAGTGGACGGCGCGCTCGTCGAGGCGGGGTTCAAGGATGCGGACATTACCGAAGTCATCTATCACGCGCTATGCGGCGGCGGGTCGGTCGATCCTGGCCGCGCGCGCGAACTGGTGCAAACCTACGTCGCGGAGATGCCGCGCAAGCCTAGCTGGCTGATCGCCGCGAACCTGATGCGCGTTTACATGGAAGGTTACACCCCGCCAAAAAAGCCCGAGGCTCCCGCGCGCAAGTCGCGTCGGGGGCGGGCCGCGGCGACGGGCGTATCGACTACGGCGCATACCTAGCGGACTGCGCGATGTGCGGCGGCGTCGATCCGAACAGCTTGACGCTTTGGGAATGGCAGGCGCTGACGTGGAACTGGAACGATCGCCACGCTGTTGATGACGGACCGGATGGTGGGGGCGCTCGGCCCGACCCGGATAAGGTTCGCGCGGCTATGGCGGCTCGGGTCGCGAAGAATAAGGAGACTGCACAGTGACAGGTTGGAAGGAAAGCGCCCTCGCCGCGATGGCGGGGGAGTTTACATTTATGTCGGTTCGTTTAGCCGTGTCATTCGCCCACGGTCCCGACGACCGCATCTATCGATTCGTTGATCGCTTGTTGCAATCCGAGCGACGGGCAGGCCGAATCGAAACTACGCCCGGCAACAAACGTAAATGGCGTAGGGTTGAGACACGCTAACCTTGACCGCACCGCCGCAACCGTGATACCGCAGCGGCATGGCCGCCCCGCTCAAGTTCAACCAGCTATTGGATAGCTTCGCGGGTCCGCAGCTTCGGCGCGATGTGTCGGCCGCTCTGTTCGCCGCTGCGGACGATGTGCGCGCGCGTAGCCGACGGTCAATCACGTCGGGCGCGGTCGGGGGCATCAACCACGTGCCGTCTGCGCCGGGCGAGCCGCCGAACAACGACACCGGCAACCTCATCGCATCGCACGAGACCGCCATGCCCGCGTGGAACCATGCGCAGGTGATCGTTCGCGCGCCCTACGCGGTGCCGCTTGAGGTTGGCACGTCGCGCATGGAGCCGCGTCCCTTCCTCGGCCCGGCCACTCGCGCCAGTCGTGCCGACACAACCAAGCGGCTCACTCTCGCCATCCAGCAAGCCGCGCGCCGCGCCGCAGCATCCGTAGGGGGCCGCTAACGTGGCAGTTGTCGCCGAGGAACTTATCTCCGACCTCATCGTGCGGGACGGCAAGCTGCGGTCGGGCATCCGGTCGGCACAGCAAGCCTATGGCGCGGGCATCGGGTCGATGCGCAACGATACGAAGCGGTTTGAGAGCGAGTTTAATCGGTCGACCGCTAACGTGGCGGATGGGTTCAAGCGTATGGCTGGCACGCTGGCGGCGGGCGTATCGTTGGCGGCGACCAGCCAGTTAATCGACAGCTATACGCGTTTGCAAAATAGCCTCCGCGTGGCCGGTCTTGAGGGCGAACGGCTCCAGTCGGTGCAAAACGATTTGCTCGCGCTCAGCACCCGCTACGGCGTTAATATCGAGGGGTTGGCGAATCTCTACGGCAAGGCAACCGACGCGGGGCGTTCGTTCGGCGCGAGTGAAGCGGAGGTGCTTAAGCTCACCGAGGCCACGTCGCAATCGCTGCTCATTACCGGCACGCGGGCGGAACAGGCGAGTGGCGCCATCCTCGGGCTTAGCCAGGCACTCGCAAGCGGCACTGTGCGGGCCGAGGA